ATGGCTAATGGCACTATTTCAGATAGTAAAGTAGTCAGAATGGCTGCATGGTTTGCTAGGCATTCTCAGGACTTAGACTCAGATGATGCCAATGCTTATCTTTCAGGAGATAAAGAGAATCCAACTAAAGGGCAAGTAGCTTGGTTGTTATGGGGTGGAGATATCTCTAAGAGCAACAAGATGAGGGCTTATAATTGGGCAACTAAAGAAGCTGAAAAAGTTAAAGAAGAGAAATCAGAGAAGTTTGATCTATATGGTTGGGAAGAGCCAACAACTAAGTTTATTGGTTTACCTACTGTAAAAGCTATGCAAACAGATGAAGAGAAAGCTGCATATTGGAAGTCTATAGATAGCCTAAGACAAAAATGGGAAGATACTTTTCAGACTGTATATGCTAAAGAATTAAACAGACAAAGAAGAGCAATCTCTAAAGCTATTGCAGGTAGTTCAACATTAGATGCTATGCAAACAAATATAGATATTGTTATTGAAGATACTAAGTTTGATAAAGAGTTATTACCATTGTTTTATTCACTAACAGATGATTTCTCAGTTAGAACTTATGATAATCTCTTTCCTAAGAATGATGCTTTTAAAGCAGCAGATCCTGTTGATTTAGGTGTAACTGTTACAGAGGAACAAGCTATAAGAACAGTATTTGATACATTAGCTGAGTTACTTCCTGCAGGTAGAACACTTAAAAAGATTGTTAATGATGGTTTCTATAGAGGACAAAGAGAAGTTCCACCTGCTGTTGGCTCAGTATTTCAAGATGGGCAATCAGCTAGTTTCTTACAAGAGAATGCAAAGTCTGTAATGAAAGACCTAAATGAAACTACAAAGAAAAGAGTATCTACCATAGTTGCTAAAGCACTTAAAGAATTTGAGGATTTAGGAATAGTTAATCCTGTTGCAGGTACACCAGAGGGAGATAAATTCTTTAATCAATTAGCTAAGAACATAAACACAGTTCTAGGTGGGCAATCACTTAACAGAGCTAAGACTATTGCAAGAACAGAGGTTGTTAAGGCTAGTTCTTGGAGTCAGCAAAGAGCTGCTAAGTCTACAGGGAAAAGGTTAGAAAAAGAGTGGGTATCACAAAGAGATGGTGTTGTTAGAGAGGCTCATTTTATATTAGACAATCAAAGAGTTCCTGCTGATAGCTTTTATCTGTATAATGGAATCAAGTTAGATTTTCCTGCAGATCCTAAAGCTCCTGCAGCTTTAACTGTGAATTGCAGGTGTACAGAAGCATATATTGAGGTAATTGATGAGTGAAGAGTTAAAAAGACCAGATGACCTTTCTTTTAAGAATGCTCCTATTGAGCTAAAAGAAGATGGAGATACAAGATACATAGAGGCAGTTTTTTCATTATTTGACACTATAGATAGTGATAATGATGTAACCAAAGCTAACTCATTAAGATCAGGCTACACAGGGAACAAAGTTCCTTTAGTGTGGAATCATGATTGGAGTAAGGTAATTGGTAGAGGCATCATAGAAACAGATAATCAAAAAGCTGTGTTTAAAGGTTATTTCCTAAACACAGAAGCAGGAAAAGAAGCTTATGAAACTGTAAAGGCTATGCAAGATATGCAGCAATTCAGTTATGGCTTTCAAGTGCTTAAATCATCTAAGGGAACACACATTGATTCTAAAGGAGAGGAAGTTCCTGTAAGAATGCTAGAAGATGTTAAAGTATGGGAAGTTTCTCCTGTACTTGTAGGAGCACAACAGAACAGTTTTGTACAAGCTCTTAAATCAGGTTTACAAACTTATGATGATGTAGATACTGAGTTTGAGGAAGTCAAAGAGGAAGAATCTAAGTATGGCAAATGTACTTATGAAAAAGATGGCAAGTGTGCCAAAGAAAAAGATTTAAAGATTTCAAGTGAAACTGCTGCAAGTGGCAGTAAATCATCCCAACAGGGTATGAGGCTTGGAGAACATGCTGTAGCTTCTCTTGAGGAGTTAAAGGCATTCACAGAGAGAATAGAGGATCTAGCTTCTCTAAGAAACTCTGAAAAAAAGACACTTAGCTCAAAATCTACAGAGCTTATAGCTAAATATCTACAGGGTGTTAGTTCAATCTATAACAGGTTGGATGATGCTCTTGCTGATTATGGTTATGATCCTGTTAAAGATAATGAGTTATTTCTAGAAGTTCAACAGAACTTAATGGAAAATAATTAATAAGGAGAAAGATATAATGGCAACATTAAAAGAACTTAGAGTTGAAAAAGCTCAGAAGTCAGAAGATTTAGCTAAGATATTTGACTCTGTAAAAGATATGTCTGAACTTTCCTCAGATCAAAAAGAGGAAATCAAGAGAAGAAATCAAGAGTTAGCAGAACTTGGAGATTCAATTACTGAATTACAAGATCTAGAGGGAATGAAATCCCAAAACTCTGATATGATGGAAGCTTCTAAAAAAGTTTCTGGAATGCCTGTTTATGGAGAGCCAGAAGTAGAGGAAGCAAAATCTCTTGGGGCACAATTTATAGATTCAGATGCTTATAAATCTTTTGTTGATCATGGTATTAAGAATGTTCCTTTTGAAGCAAAAACTGATGTAACAACTTCAGTCTGGACTAGAGATACAGTCTATCAGCAAGTAATTCCTGCTATAGAGCCTAATCCTAATCCTGCTTTGGACTTGGTAGATTCTATCAATACAGATCAAACAACATATTACTTCTTGCAAGAATCAGCAACCAACAATGCAGCAGAAACTGCAGAGGCTGGTGCTGCTCCAGAAGATGCTTTCAGCTACACAGCTGTTACAGCTCCTGTAAGAAAATTCATCACAACTTTGCCTATAACAGCAGAGTTGCTTGAAGATCAAGCAGGTGCAAGAGCATATTTTGATGGCAGGCTTGCAAACCATGTAATGCAAAGATTAGAAAAACAATTCCTAATAGGTGGTGGAGTAGCTCCAGATGTAAAAGGACTTACTCAACAAACAGGAATCAACACAATCACTTACACAGCAGGAGCTTTTCCTGCAACTGCAGGTGGTAAGTTAAGAACAATTCTTGATGGTATCAAAGATGTAGAAATTAATGGAGAATTAGCTCCAGATGCTGTTTTGATGAGTCCTGCTGCTTACAATGCTTTAGTAAGTCAGGTTGATGGAAACAATAACTTCATGTTAGGTGCTTCTGCTTTGGCAGGATCTCCAACTATTTGGGGTTTACCTGTTGTTAAATCATCACAAATTGGTGGTGCTGTTTCAACAACTATTGATGCAGTTGTTGGAAAATTTGGTGGCTCTTTAGCAGTTAACCATGTATTTAGAAGAGGAATGGAATTACAGATTTCAGACTCAGCTAAAGATGGAGATTTTGGTAAAGATATACTTACAGTCAAAGCTTCCTTAAGGTATGCTCTTGCTGTGTATAAACCACAAGCATTCACAAGAATTAATGATATTGAATAATAGTTAATTAATATGGAAAAAATACAGAGCCATAGTTTTGTTCTAAAGAATGAGATTATTGGCTCTGTGTTCCATGAGGAGAACAAAAATATGAAATTTATAGAAAAAGAAGCAGATTTTGTTTGGAAAGATAATGAAACAGGTAAATTTGCTAAAGGTAAGGATTGTCCTTTCCTAAGTGGTGTTCTTGTTGCAAGTATGGGAGATCCTATGCCTGATGTTAAATTAGAAACACCTAAGAAAAAAGCAGCTAAAAAAGTAGAAAATAAAGCTGTTAAACCACAAGAAGATAAGTAACTAATAAGGAGTTAGATATTGAGTCATCAATATACAGATAAGAGTGAATTAAAAACTTGGTTAGGTATCACAGGTAGTGGACAAGATACAAACTTAGATTTTGCACTAGATGCTGCTGCAGCTGCAATAGATAATTATTGTGGTAGGCAGTTTAATATCTCAGCAACAGTTGAAACAAGATTGTTTGACTGTGAGTTTATGGATTATGCAGAAGTTGATGATATTGCTACCACAACAGGTTTAGTAGTTAAAACTCTAAATGCTGATGGAACAGTTAATGAAACATTAACTATAAACACAGATTTTTATGTAGCTCCTTATAACAATGACAAACTAGATCCAAAGTTACCATTCACAAAAATAGTAATGGCTATGGAGAAATCAGGTAAAGTATTACCTACATCACACAGACAAGGATTATCAGTAACAGCTAAGTATGGAAGTCCAATACAAGAGGGAAGTAATCCTGTTCCTGCAGCTATTGCACAGGCATCACTTATACAGGGTGCAAGATATTGGCAAAGAAAAAACAGTCCTATGGGCTTTAGTGGTAATCCAGAAACAGGACAAGCTCCAATTATATTTCTTTCAGAGCTTGATCCAGATGTAAAAAACTTAATTAAAGGATTTAAAAAAACTACAGTAACTCTTGCATCAGGTAGGCCTTATGTTGGCTTAACAGCTATTAACAACAATAGGCTCTATGGTGTATGAAACTAACTCTAAATGGAGCTTTAGACTTATCTAAAGCAATCAATTCACAGACTATCTGGAATAAAAGAAGTAATGATTTCTTTAACAAACTTGCTTTAGAACTAAAAGATGATTCTCTTGATGCTTTAAACAATCAGCCATCTCCTAGATCACAAGCAGGTAGAGGCAATAAAAACACAGGTAATACTAGGAGAAGTGTGTTTACTGCTAAATTAGGTAACACTAACAGGCTAAGGATGTCAGAGGGCTTTAAATTAGCTTCTAGTAGTCCTACATCTCCATTTATACATGGTAAGCCAATCTTTAGAGGGTTTAGTCCTGTAAAGAGAACAAAGCCATTCTTTCCACCTTATAAAGAGGGATCTAGTCTTGCTAAGTGGGCAAAGAGAGGAACACCTAAATTAAATCCATTCTTAGTTGCTAGAGCAATATCTAAAAGAGGTTTAAAGATGAAGCCTTTTATTGGTGGTGTTGTGTATGAAAAGCAAAAAGAAATAAAAGCAGGAGCAGAGAATATGTTAGAATCTATAGCAAGAGATATAGCTAGGAGTGTTAAGTAATGGCTGCTTTAACAGCAATAAGAGATGGTTTAAAAACAAATTTAGAAACAATATCTGGATTAACTGCTTATGAGTATGTTCCAGACTGGATTGAGCCACCTATAGCATTAGTAGCTCCATTGAATAGTTTAAACTATGATTCAACAATGGCTAGAGGCTCAGATACCTATGAGATACCTATAGTGGTGTATATATCAAGAGTAGATGCACAGACTGCACAAGATGGTGTAGATGCTTACTTAGCCTCTTCTGGGGCAACCTCAGTTAAAGCAGCTATAGAGAGTGATCCAACTTTGGGAGGTGCTGCTATGTCTGTTAGAGTTATAAGTGCAACAGATTATGGAGAGTATGAAGTAACACAGGGAACTAGCTTTCTTGGTGTAACATTCAATATAGAGGTAATAGCATAATGAAAATAAAAATATTAATTGGAAGTAACTATCCAGATAAGGGTGGTAAAGAAATCAGGGTTGAAGCAGGAGAGATCTGTGAAGTACCAGACAAAATTGCTAAAAGTTTGATAAAGAATAAAGCTGCAGTAAAATTTGATAGTAAAATGGCTAAAGAGGAAGAGGAATAAATGCCAACATTTAATCATGGTAAAAATGCTGTTGTACTATTAGATAATACAAATCTATCTACAACTTTAACTGATGCAAGTGTATCTTTAACAGCAGATGTAGCTGAAACTTCAACATTTACAGCAAGTAGCAAAACTTATGTTTCAGGTTTAAAAGATGGAACAGTAACTCTTTCAGGTTATTTTGAGAGTACAAGTCCAGATGCTGATGCAGAGTTTTTAGCTCAACTAGGAAGCTCAGGTAGTGCTTTTACTATTGCTCCTATTGGACATACAAGAGGCAATCCTACAGAGTTTGGTAATGTCATTGAAACTTCTTATGATAGATCAGCAGACATTGGCTCAGTTGTTGCAGTAGCTGTAGCATTTCAATTTGATGGGGATGCTTATAATGGAAAAAGCTTATTAGCTCCAACAGCTATAACAAGTTCATCTAATCAAACAGGAGTAGATTATGGAGCAGCAGGTACTAATGGTGGTGCAGGTGTGCTTCATTGTACTGTAAGTAGTGGATCTCCAACATTAGATGTTAAAATACAAACAAGTGCTGATAATGTATCCTACTCTGACTATATAACTTTTACTCAGGCAACAGGTACAACATCAGAACTTAAAACAAGTGCAAGTAATCCTGCAAGATATGCAAGAGCTGTTCTAACTTTTGGTGGATCAGGTAGCATAACAGCAGCAGTTAGCTTTGCACAGAAATAAATATAGAGGAGAAAGATAAATGCCAACATTTACACATGGAAAGAATGCAGCTTTTAAAATAGATGATTCTGGTGGAACTTTAAGAGATATCTCTAATGTTCTTACTGATGTTTCTATTTCAAGAACTGCTGATGTAGCTGAGGTTTCAGCATTTTCAAATTCTAGCAAAGCTTTTGTTAGTGGATTGAAAGATGCAACTTTAACTATTTCAGGCTCTTTTGATGCAACTGTTGATGGTTACTTATCTGGAATACTTGGAGCAGAGGGATCTTTTGAGTTCTATCCAATTGGAACTACAGGAGGAAATCCTAAAGCATCAGGAGAAGCAATAATGACTTCTTATGATAGAACACCTGATATTGGTGGAGCTGTTACTTTTACAGCTGCTTTTCAAGTTTCTGGAAATGTAACTGAGGGAACTGCTTAAAATATAATTAAGTAATTCACAACAGAAAAGAGGTTATCATGAAGAGGCTTAAACTAGATGATATATCTAATGCTCCTGCACTTCCTACCAAAGAAATAGAGATTTCTGAATGGGATGCAACAGTTATTGTTACAGGCTTAACTAAAGCAGATGCAGTTGAGATAAATAAATTATCAGAAGTTGATGGAGCTAGAGATGAGATTCTCTTTGAAAAATATCTATTGCTTAAAGGGTTAAAAGATCCTGAGTTTGAAACATTAGATCAAGTAGAAGAGTTTTATTCTAAAGCAACACCAACAATAGTTGATAAAGTCCTTATAGGGATATACAGGTGCATGGCTTGGACTAAGGAGGATCAGGCTAATATAGCTGATCAGTTTCCAGAATAATACAGAACTAGCTTTTGAATTTAGATTAGCTATGGATTTAGGAATGACTGTTGATACTCTTAGAAAATCATTGAGTGTGCAAGAATTTGAGTCTTGGAAGTTATACTACATAGATAAGAACAAGAAAGAGCAAAAAGCTATCACAGAGGCTAAAGCTCAATCTAAATTGAGGAGATAAAATGGCTAGAGCCACTTTAGAAATGTTTTTAAAACTCATTGGAGTTGATAAAGCAGGTAGACAACTTAATAAATTTGAAAAAGATATTAAAGGTGTTGATAATTCTGTAGATAAATCTGCTAAAGCTAATGCACAATTTGCTGCAGGTATGTCTGGTGCTAGTAAATTTGCTATTGCAGGTGCAGCAACAATAGCAGGTAAATCTCTTTTAGATTTTTCTTTTGCAGCAATACAAGCTGCATCAGCAGCACAAGAAGCAGCAGGAGCATTTAGTACAACTTTTGGTGGAGCTGCAGAAAAGTTAAATAGTCAATTAAAACAAAATGCTAATCTATTTGGTTTAACAGCAGCAGAGGCACAACAACTTATATCAGTCTTTGGCTCAGTTGCACAGGGTATAGGTTTTACACAATCTGAATCAGCAGACTTATCATCAGAATTATTTGATTTAGCAGGAGATATTGCATCATTTAACAATATTACAGCAGGTGCAGCACCTGTATTACAAGCTTTTAGATCTGCTTTAGTAGGGGAAAGAGAAGCTCTTAAAACTTATGGTATAGCTATAACAGAAGCTGAGGTACAAACTAAAGCTTTTGAACAAACAGGAAAAGATAGTGCTGATGCTCTTACTAGACAAGAAAAAGCATTAGCAACAACTGCATTAATATTTGAAAGATCTTCTGTTCAGCAGGGTAATGCAGCTAGAGAAGCAGCAGGATTTGCAGCACAAACTTTAATAGCAAGATCAGCTACACAAGAATTATCAGAAGAGCTTGGAGAGGAATTATTACCTGCTGCAGGAGAAGTTCTTAGAGTTTTTAATGAATTAAGGGAAGAATCAACACCAGAGTTAATAGATAAGTTTTCTGATCTAAATTTAGTCTTATTAGGTACAGTAGAACTATTTGAACAATTTAGAGATTTTGGAGATGGAGATGCTAATTTATTTGACTTAGATGAAAAAACTTTGTCTAGGTTTGAAGCAATAAGTTCTATTTTAAAAGGTTTTGGTATTGTAAGAAAAGCAAATATTGAAATTTCTAAAGCAGAAAAAGTTGCAACACAGGATCTTGTTAAACAGTTTGAAAACTATGCAAATAACACAGAAATAATAAACAAACAATTAAAAGGTTACAGACAAGTAACAGGCATATTAATTCCACAAAACAAAAAATTTGCTAAATCAATAAGTAAAGATATTTTACCTGTAGCAGAAAAACTAGCTAAAGTTTTAGGTTTAACTAATACACAAATAGCAGATTTAACTGATTTACAAGAGGATAGAGATGATGCACAAACAGATCTTAACAGAGCTTTAGAAGAAGAGGGATTACTTACTGCACAAGAAGCACTAAGAAAAAAGGAATTACAACAACAAATAGCAGAATTAACATTCTTTCAAAATCAGGGGAAAAATGTTACTGAGGAATTAGCTGTAGCACAAGAGGAATTAAGATTAGTTGAACTTGCTTTAGGTAGAGAGTCTGATCAATTGGTAGAAGCTAGAAAAAGAGCTATAGATGCACAAAAAGAATTAGATGAGGCAACTGATAAAGGCACAAGTTCTATGGATATACAGCTTGAAGCTGCACAAAACCTACAAGAGGTATTAGATTTATTTTCAACAGATGACTTTCAAGCACAAATACTAGAGGCAGCTGATGTTCTTAATATTAGTTGGGCAGAGGCTATCAATGGTGCTTTAAATAAATACAGAGAATTTTTAGAACAAGTTGAGGGAAAAAGTTTAGTTGCTATTGTAGATGAACAATTAGCACAACTAGATTTGCCAATGGGATTTACACCATCTCCTTTAGTTGGTGCAGCTCCAATAGCAGCTCCTGTTGTAAGTGATCAAGCAACTGTTTCAGCTCCTATTAGTGGACAAGCACAACAAGAAGTAAGTGTAAAAGTTGAGCTTTCAGACAATGCAGAGGATTTTTTACAAGTAACACAAGAGAGATTAGCCAAAAAAGGTTATGCTATTAGATAATGAGTGTTCCTTTTGATTCTAATGTTGATTTAACAGTAGAGATTGCTTTTGACTCTAATCCACTAGATAGCACACAAACTTTTACTGATGTTTCTCCTTATCTTAGGAGATTTAGTATAAACAGAGGTAGAGCAACAAACTTATCTGATTTTAATCCTGCTGCAGTTACAGTTGTGCTTACTAATACAGATAACAGGTTTTCTCCTAATCAAACAACACATTATTATGATGCAGTAAATAATAGAACTAAGGTGCAACCATTAAAAAGAATAAGAATAAAAGCTGATTATGGTGGCTCTACATATACTCTTTTTCATGGTTTTGTTGAGAGCTTTCCTGTTAATTATCCTGCTCAGGGATCTGATTCAGAAACTAAATTACAATGTGTAGATGCCTTTAAACTGTTTAATAATGCTACTTTAAATGGTTTTGGGTGGCAGTTAGGTATTTCTAAGCTAGGTACAACAACTAGGCTTACACTTACACAAGCACAAGAATTAAGCTCTGTAAGGGCTAAAAACATACTTGATAGCTTTGGTTATACAAATCAGGCAATATCTACAGGAAAATTACAAGTGCAAGTA